ATGCATGCCGCGCGTCTTGCGCAGATCGAGGGCGCGATCCTCGGTCTGCTGCGTGACGCAAGCGAGGAAGAAGACGGCTTTCAGAAGCCCGACGGCTTGATCATCAGCGCCGTCATCGAACAAGACCATACGGTCTCCATCGATCTGCAATGGATGGTCGGCGCGATACCGGTTGCGGGAGAGTCGCTGTGACCTGGGACATCTACTTTGATGATTATTTTGTGATGGCCCTTCCCAGCCGTATCAAGGCTGACAGTGCGGACGAGGCTATCAGCCGTTTTCTCCATCCTCACTCGCTGTCCCTGATGGCGGTGCCACGCGAAGCCGTTGGCGTTTGGTCTGTCTATGTAGCCGGTAAGTGTGTCGGTGAGTTCGATGGAGATAGCGCATTCAGCGCACTTGCTAGCTTCCTCCAAATGACCGGCCGCTTTAACGCCCGCCCCTCCTCTATCAAGTCATGAGCCGTTGCGTTCGTCAGTTTCTGATCCTGCGTACCTGGGTCGATCGTCAGTTCGAGCTTGCAGAGCAGGGCAGGGCGGTGCATCCGCATTTCTCCGAGCAATACGCCCGCCTGCGCCGCGAGGGCGCTTACCTCATTTGCATCGGCATCGATGGAGGCTATCGGTGAGCGACATCCTTTCGCGGTACGTCAGCGAGCATCAGGCGCAGGTAGACGCCGCGCGCGCCGTTCAGATGGAGGCCGTCCGCGCCTACTCGCAGGTCGCATTCGATCGCTCTGCCGATGCCGCTGCGCGCGTAGCGCGCGGGCTTGTCTCAGTATCAACAAAGTTCCCGGACGCCTCCGGCGTCGGGGAAATCGTAACGATCGATCGTTCTGAAGCTCGGGTGAAGCGCCTGAGAAAGGCGGTCTCCCTTGGCGCGAAGGCGATTCACAACGTTTGCGGCGCGTATCAGCGTAACGTCGTCATGGTCACGCTCACCTATGCCGGAACGAATGAAGACTGGCGGCCGCAACACGTGCGCGACTACATCAACCGGGTTCGCAAGTGGTTGGATCGTCGCGGCGGCGGCAAGCTGCGTTACGTGTGGGTTGCCGAGCTTCAGAAGCGCGGCGTCATTCACTACCACGTTCTCGTCTGGCTGCCCAAGGGCCTGACGATGCCCAAGGCCGATAAACAAGGCTGGTGGTGTCATGGCATGACGAACACGGTGCGTGCCAAGCGTCCCGTCGCGTACATCCTCAAGTACGCGAGCAAGGCTGACGCATCAACGATAGGGGGGTTTCCACGTGGTGCACGGATTCACGGCTGCGGCGGTCTGGATTCTGCTGGCGTTGCCTGCAAGCGCTGGGTTCTTTGGCCTGCGTATGTGCAGGGCAATGCTTCGGTCACAGACCGATTCAGACCTGCTCGTGGAGGCGGTTACCTCAATCGTGACACGGGCGAGCTTCTTCGATCTGAATTCATGCCAACGGGCGGCGGTTTTAAGAACTTTGTCCGAATTCGGACGACCCCGCGCCGCATTGACGCATCCGGCCCGTTTTCTTGGGTGCCGCAGTCTCATTCAGTGCATTGAGGTGATTCATGATCTGCGCGCAAATCGGCGTTCCCAGTGCTGACGGATCGTCCCCGATCTCGGCGGCGGTTAATCAGCCGGCCGATCTCAGCACCTGCGCGGTTGTTCTGGTTACGGGTCAAGAGCTTTCGGCTTTGACCGGTGTTGCTTTCCCTTCGCCTACCGAATTTGGTGCCGTCTGGGCGTTTGGGTTTTCTTTAGTGGTCGGCTCCTACGTTTTGTCGTGGGGCGCCGGGACGGTGCTACGTTTTTTTAAATAAAACAAGGGAGTTACACATGGATTTTTCTGTTTTGACCAGCGCGGTGGATTTGGGCTCTGTGGGCACTGCAGTTATTGCGATCGCCGCTTTGATGGTGGTGCCCAAGGTCGCAGGCTGGGGCGCGAAAAAGGTGCTTGGCTTTATTAAGGGCTAAGCGCCGAAATGCTGCCTCCGGGTGCACACGGGGGCACATAGCACAGCGTCTGGCGGGTTCTGGACTCTGCGCTATGTGGTTAATTCTTGCCTTTTTCTGCGGCATCGTTTGCGGCGCCGCTGCCGTCGCGGGGCTGTTCAATGTTTGAGCTTCGCGCCCTGATCAGGTTGTGGATCGTTTTTGTATTGATGCTTTGCGCTGGTACCTCGCATGCGGTGATTCCAGCGGTTAAAGGTGTTTATTTCATGAATAGTCCGGATGGTCGGTGCGGAATTACATCAACGTCTGAAGATGCTGCTTGTGATTCGTGTAATAATTCTTATGGAGGGAAGAAAATTATTTATGGCGGGGGTTCTTGCCACATTTGCGTTAAATTTTATGCGCCTCCACTGGGAGGTTGTGAAGTTCGGAAAAATTTTGCTGCTTTCTATGAATTATATTGCCCCGCCAACAGCACACTATCCGGCTCCTCGTGCACCTGCAATGACGGCTACATAGAGCAAGACGGCCAATGTGTCCCGTCTGCCCCTCCACGCCCGCCGAACTACTGCAAGGATAACGCGGGCACTACGGCTGATTCAGGCAATTACCAATCAAGTAGCATTCTTGATTCAATCTGTCTGGGGTCGCCTGATCTTCCTCCTGGTCAAGGGTGCGTCGCTAGCGGTACCGGAATCGGTGTTGGCTGGACTGATGACAATGGGGTTAAATGGGCAGGTGGTCAGTACAAAATCACCGAACAATCTTGCAGCAGTGGAGATAGTGGCGGCCCTCCATTTGTTCCTCCTTCGAATAGCCCGAATAATCCCGGCTCTGATTCGGGCTCTGGAACTGGTTCCGGCCCTGGCTCTGATTCGGGCGCCGGTTTTGGTGCGGGCTCCGATCCGGGCTCTGACCCGGGCGGCGATCCCGATCCAGACCCGAACCCCGATCCGAACCCTGATCCCAATCCTGACCCTAATCCGAATCCCGATCCGAATCCGAATCCGAATCCGAATCCGAATCCGAATCCTGGCACCGACTCAGGCAATAAAGACGATTGCGAAAAAAACCCCGCTTCCTCTGGCTGCGGTGGCTCCGCCGCGTCGATTGGGGGTATCTACACAAGCAAGGGCAAGACGCTCGAATCCGTCCTTTCCGGCGCGAAAGATCAACTGATGGGCTCGGGCATCGCCCGCGCAGTTTCAGGCTTCTTCGCGGTTCAAGGCGGCGGCTCCTGTCCTTCCAGCGTTTGGGATATCCCCTTCTTGAATAAGTCGGTCGTCTTCGATGTCTGGTGCTCTGAGATGGCCGCAAAAGCCTTTGCGGTGATCCGCGGCGTCTTGTTGTTGATCGCCAGCTTCATGGCGTTTCGCATCGCAATCGAATAACAGGGGGGCACATCCATGCTTGCAGAACTGACTCAGTGGCTGCTGAATCTTGTGCGGTCGATCTTTGCCGCGCTGTGGGACTTCGTTACCGATGTTGTCATCAGCATTCTTGAATTGATCATCAATGCTTTTGTCGGCCTGGTCTCTTTGATACCGGTTCCGGACTGGCTTTCAAACGGCCTGGCCTCGGCCTGGTCGGGCATGGATTCCGGCGTTCTCTACGTGGTCACGCAATGCGGCGTGCCTGCCGCGCTCGCGATCATCGGCGGCGGCTACGCCTTCCGGCTAGCGCGCAAGTTCTTCACCCTCTTCCAATGGTAAGTAAGCATGGCGATTCTGTTTTATGAAGGCCTGCCTGGTTCGGGCAAAAGTTACGAGGCGATGGCCACGCAGATCATCCCGATGCTCCAGAAGGGGAGGGAGGTCGTGGCCTACATCGAGGGGCTCAATCACGAGCGAATTGCGGAAGTCGCCGAGCTGCCCGTCGAGCGCGTTCACGAGCTCCTTCACGTCCTCACTCGCGATGACATGCGCCCGCGCGAAGCCAAGAAGGACGGCAAGACGGTCCCAATCGATGGCACGTGGCTCGACAAGACAAGGGACAACGCATTTCACGTTTTCGACGAGTCGCAAAACTGGTGGCCGAACCGGCTGCGCGCAACCGAGGCGCTGACCCAGTTCGTGACCGAGCATCGTCACCGCGGCATCGACATCCTGCTCATGGGCCAGTCTCTGAAAGACGTGCTCGCGCTGTGGCGCCGGCGTGTTGATCAGAAATTTACCTTCCTGAAGCTCACCGCGCTGGGCTCCAGCAAGCGTTACCGAATCACGATCTCGAAAGGCCAGGGCGACGATCAATTCGTCAAGGTCTCCGATCGAATCAGCAAGTACGACTCAAAGTATTTCGGAACCTACGCAAGCCACGTGAGCGACAGCACGAACACTGACACATACACCGACAAACGTGTCAACTTCATGTCGAGCGGCTTCATCAAGTACGCAGTGCCGATTGCGATCTTCCTCGCGGTCTGGGGCGGCTCTAAATCCTGGTCGTTTTTTCATCCGGCACCACCCCCGCCAAAGAAGACTGCGGCGTCTCCTGCGCCGACCCTCGCCAAACCAGCTAGCGGCCCCGTGGCGGCGCGAACGAACCCAGGGCAGGGGGATGCCAAGCCCGACACCCGATCGCCGCAAGAGCGGCACCTATCGGACTTGAGCAAGAGCGCACGCATCCGGCTTGCAGGTTTGATGGAAGCCGCCGGCCATCTCACCGGCGTGGTCGAATGGGTCGAGGGGGATATGCGCGTCGTTGAACGTGTGACCCTTGATCAGCTGCGTGACTGGGGCGTCGACGTCGAGCACACGCGCGGATCTGTCCGCCTAAAACTGGGCCAGTGGGTCGAGCTCGCGACTATGTGGCCTATCGGGGAATCCGAATCGCGCGTCTCCGAGTACCGCCAATCGACGATCCGGCCGGCATCTGATGGCGGCCTGCCGCCGTCGGATGCCGGGCGCGTCGTCGCCGCGGCTTCACTGCCCGGGTATGGTCTGACGATCATCGACTCGGAACGCGAACCGTCCTCACCGGCTCAGAGGACAACATCGCGCATCCCTGGGCGTGACCTGTAG